GAACTTTTTGCTACCCAGTCATCTGTGGAGTCTTGTACTTTTACTTCTCCATCAACTGTTTTTTTACTTCTTACACCAGACTTTGAGTCTGCTGGCTGGTTAACAAATGAATACTCTTTGAATGAAATATCTTGCATGTCTACGAATGCAAGCTTACCCTTATAAACTTGACCTCTTCTATACTTTGGAAGAGTTGGTCTTCCGCCTTCACCTTCTGCGGCAAGATCTTGTCCAGAGATTGAGCACACTGCTTTTCCTGCCCTACCACCAACTGAACCAGTAAGATATCTTCTATCCATAACTTTTTCAATTGCTACTGGATCTGTGATTGCTATTTGAAGACGAACAAATGCTGATCCATCTTCTTCTTTATCCATCTTAGCTGCCATAACTCTTCCAATTGGTTCAGAGTTTAAATCATGATTCAAAATGATTGGCTTTGGATAAGGTTCTACCCAAGACTGAAGAGCTTCTTCTAAGGCTTTTGCAGAATAGTTGTTATAGTTTGCCGTTAGGCCGTTCGTGTATTGCAGCGACTTCTATTATTAGACCTTTTGATGAATTTGCTGATTCTGCAAAATTTAAGTCTACGTCAGAGAAGTCGGGCATTTCAACTGTGAAAGTTTCTACAAAATTAAAACCCATTAATATCTCCGTTTTTAAAAACCTACAACTATAGTAAATTTACTTTTATAACATTAAACAATTTTATATAAAGATATCATATTTTTGCCAACTTTTCAAGTAGATCAAAATATCTTCTATCTCCATTTTTAAAATACTCATCTATCATCTGAGGGTGCATAATATGGGGGGCGTAAATATATGACGCACTGTATAGGTTTTTGTATCCATTTTTATATGCTTCTCCACACCAACCTAGATCTTCTCCCTGAGAATGAAAGACATAATCAACATTATTATAAACATCTTTTGACATCATTTTTGCTGCCATTATGATATCTGACTTAAAATAAGTTCCAATTGGATAATTAGAAAGTCTCTTAGCTTTTTTTCCAGGCTCATCAATCCAAGTCATAACACTAGGAAAGTCTGTCCCAAAAGGAGTCATATACATCAATGGGCTTACAGCATCCGCTCCATCTTTAATATGAGAAATTAATAATTCTATTGTTGTTTGATTTTGAAGTAGAATGTCTGAATCAAGACTAAAGAAATAGTCTGGCTGTATTTTTCTTACTTCTGACAGCAAACAATTTCTTAGTGCAATCATGTTGTGATATTTTGACATAGTCCATTGACGAGCATTTTGTGCATGTTCGTGATGAGCTATATCGTCTTTAGATATCACCTCAATCATACCTATCTTTGGATTTGCTTTTTTCCAGAGATTTATATAATTAATTGTTTTTTCATCATCAGATGATGTTATGAAAACAAATCCGACTTTAGATAAGTCAATTGTTTGTTTTTCTATTGCTGCTGCCCAGTAGGGAAAAATCCAATCTCTTTTATAAATTGGACAACCAATTACTAATTTCATTTTTCTTCAGCTGTTTTTGTTTCTTTCTTTGGAGCCACTTTTGGCTGTGGTTCTTTTTCTTCTACTTTAACCTCAGCTTTAACTTCTGGCTCAATCTTTTTTTCAGCTTTTACTTCAACTGCTGTTTCAACTTCCTCTTTATTATCTTCATCATCTGATAAAAATTCAGTAAATATATCATTGAACACATCAATAATATCAGTTAGTATTGTTAAAGCCAATCTTGATTGACCGTTTTCAACAGCCATTCTAAAACCTTTGATTGCATCCTCTTCTAGAAGATATTGTTTAGAGACGTCTGAAAGAATTTGAAATGCCATTAGTTTTCCTCATCTTGTTGTATATTTGTAGAAGACTCTATCTTAACATCATATTGTTCTTCTAGCAAATTTTCAACTGTTGAAATCCAAGCTGTATCTGATCTTTTTATGTTTGGAGATGTTCTTCTGCCATTTTGATTTTGAGGTCTAGAGGCATTGCCGACGCCTCTTCTTTTTGAGGGCATATTTCTTTGGCCTGACTTTGCAGAAGCTTGTTTATCACTTGTTGCATCTTGGGCTGTCTGCTGCGCATCGATTAAATCTTTTTGCATTGCGCTTTGTATGCCACTAAATAAATCTTCTTGGTCTACTTCAGGATCAATTCCAAGTTCAGTTCTTGCTTCAGTAAGAGTTATAACTGAATTAACGAACTTTTGTATTATGTGTGTTTCTTTTTTGACTTGAGTATCAACGTCAATTTCATTAAATTTAAAATAACAACGGTCTGAAACATCTGTTTCTAGTGGATTTTTAATTGGATCAAAACCACCTTCAAAAAGTATTTCGTTAAAGATATGAAGTCTAACCATTTCAGCAAATTGTTTTTGAAATTGTTTTATTCTGTCATACAAGGCAGTATCTAGTCTTTCTGACATAGATCTATTGCCACCATTCATTGTCATACCTAAATGATGTGGCGCAACTCCTAAACCAATAGCTACTCTTTCCTTGAAATGATCTAAGTAATTTGATGCATCAAGTGCTTCTTGTGCAGAACCGATAACATCTACGTTATGTCTAAATGGTAGTATTAATCCACCTTCTGCTCTAAGATTTTCAATTTCTGCTGCTGCCTTATCTATTTCTTCTGGCTCTGCTGGCTGATCTGCGGTACCAATTGTGTACTTATATAAAGGAAATAATTCTCTATGAACTAAGTTTTGTATATCCTCTTCCATTTGACGAAGAGCAACTATATCATCTAGCGCGTTAGATAGAAATGGAGTACCAAATGCTCTTCCTGGCTTTCTATCAAAGAACAAATGTATAACTCTGTCTGCTGACCAAACTGGGTCTCTATCAGTAGGAGAATAAGTTAACGGATCTGTTGCCTGTTGATACGACTTAGGTCTGTTGTATTTATCTCGCAAAATTCTTACTTGCTCAGTTGGGATTAAATAATAACCAACAATTGGTTGCGTGGCATTTACTGGAGTCAGAGTTGTTGGAAAATATTCTGACAATTCGCCTCTGGCTTTAACTGCAAAAACATTTGAGAACTTTAGTAGTTGATCAGATAAATCTATAAGAAAATCAAGAAATGGTCTTTTCATTGCCATTTCCATATAATCTATTCTTTGATATAAATAAGCTACTGCCTCTTGGTTTTCACCAACAATCTTCCAGCCCTCTTTCCAAAAGAGATCTTTGTATTTTGAAATAGATTGTTTTACATAAGAATCAGTATCAACAGCTTGTATTATTCTGTCAAAATCATAAGGTGATGGCTCAAAATTACTTCTTCCTGTATAAAAGTAATTAGTGCCCTGATAACCAAGAGCGAGAGCAGCTACTCTAAAATTCTTACTAAGAGACTTTACATCTTCAGCTTTTATTTCTGTAGCTTCAAACTCAGCTTCAACTGGTTTTTTAAAATTTAGGTATTTTCTGATAGCCATTATTAGACGTCCAAATATAGAGGGATACTATTTTATAGTACCCTCTACATGGATTAAATTAGCCTTCTTGAACAATTCCGTCAAAAGTCTTCTTAAGAATAATGTTTTTTACAGATTCAATCCAAAAAATTGTCTCTGGTTCAGAAAAATCACTCTTATATGATAGATTTTGCTCAGAAATAGTTATTTCAATTTTAAATTGCTTTGGAGCAGTATTTTCTACTTGCTCATTTGCTGTTTCACTCATTTTATTTATTTCCTTTTAGCTTATTAATTAAATTAGCTTGCTGTCTTATTGTAGCATCTTTGATGACTATTTCGGTCATTAATTGACTTAATTTTTCTTGAAAAACTGAAATGATCATGTTAACATCTAAATTAGACTCTTCAACAGTAGCGTCTTGCATTTCAGAGTTCATCTGATCTATATTATTAATACCATTTATTTTGGACATGTATTTTAATTTTCTGTTGGCGAAGAAAAGTTTTCTCCATCAAAAGTCCATCCAGAAATAACAACTTCTTTTTGATCTTCTTCAAGTTTTATTACCTTTGGATCAGAAGATAGTGCTGCTACCCATTGGGCTAAATTATCTTTATTCATCGGTATTACCGCAGCAACTTCATTGTCTACAACGAAAGCAAAATATTCATAGTCTTCTTTTTTTGGTGCAGCCATAGTATTCTCCTATTTTTAAACAACAATTATACCACAACACTCACAGCTTGGACCATCACAAAACTCGTTTGTTGTACAATCAGCATACGTAGTTATATACGTAAAGCATGGCCCGCATCCACAACATGATCCAACCATAACTGTTTGATAAGTGCATGTAGTTGGTGGTGGATCTGGATCTGGATCCACAGGATCAGGGTTTGGATCATCCCCTCCATTTGCAGGTGTTCCTGAACCAATGTTTAATTGATATTGTGTTCCATCAATAACGATGTATGGATTGCCACTTATGATTCTAAATTCAAACTTTTCACTACCATATTGATATATTATTCCTGCTGCAGTAGCTTCTGTGGCATAACTTTCGTTCCATGAAGGATTATTAGTTCCTACAGACCACCTTGCATGATACCCATTATAGTGAGTATTCGCTTCAACTCCTGGTGATATTGGAGATGATATCTGCAATTCTCCAGTTGCGCTTCCTCCTGGATATGTTGGTGGCGGCACTGGGCCAACTCCACCGCCTAATCTCACTGCTCCAGAAAAGTTTCCAGCTTGCAATTCATTTTCGAAAATCGTCCAACCAGCTATTTGGCCAGAGTTGGCCTGGATAGATCCCTTGACGCTTAAAGTATTTGCTCCATCCCAATAGATATAGCTATCTATTGTTCCAACTCTAAATTCTGGTGAAGATATTTCAACTCCTGCAGTATCTGTTTTCCATCTATTATTTGCATTAATGAAAACAGATCCAGCTTTAACAGTTCCTCTAATGGAAGCGGACGAAAACTCTGCGTGTCCATCTCCACCTATAACCCAACCAGCTGTTCCATCTGTCCACGTTGAAGTATTGTTATTGTACGAGCCGTTATAATTAGATGATCTAATAATTGCCATATTTGCAGGAGCATTAATTGTTGTTTGAGCTCCCTGCTGCTTTAAAATTATTTCATGTGCGTTAATTGTTCCAGCTGTAATCTTTGATGCAGTTAGGGATCTTATATGTTGGCTTTCAATTAATTGAGTCGCAGATGACTGCTTTAGGCCAGAGCTTGGAGTCCAACCACTGGAGTTTCCAGATGTGTCAACTGCTCTAACCCTTCCATAATACGTTACATCAGTTTGTGTGGAGCTATCTGTTGCTGCACCAGTGTTGGTCGGAACATCTATCGTAAAGACGCTTGCTGATGCTTTTCCCGTTGAAATTAAAGTTGTACCTAGCGCATCAGAATATAATTCATACTCATACTCTTTTACGTCAAGATCTTCAGTTGGCTCAAAAACAAACATTACTGACTTATAGTTTCCATAAATAAAAAACGTAGTATTATTTATGGTTCCAGGAATAGTTTGGTCTCCTGGAGTTTGAATCCTGATAGACTCATATGGAAAATCAACAGCAGAAATCTCTGTGTTTTTTGCCTTAAGAGTAAATAAGTAGTCTTGACCAGGCTTAAGGTTTGTTATTTTTTTTACAATTTTAGCCATTATTTTAACCCACCTACTGACTTAAAAGCTATATCTGGTTTTACTTCTTCATCATTTAAAGAAAGATTATATCTTTTTGAAAAAGTATATTTTTCTATTTTACATCTATTCCCAGATGAAGATGCGTTTTTTTCATTTAAAATTTCTATTTCAAAAGAAAAATCTC